GATCACGGTCGGGGATGCGGCCGATATGCGGAAGATGGCTGACGACCTGGATCGGATCGCCACCAATATCGCGTCTATCTTCGCTGACCGGGCCGGCGGCACCGTCGACGAGTGGGTCGAGGTTCTCAACGCCGAGACGTGGTGGTCGGCGCAGGAAGCCGTGGACGCAGGCCTCGCTGACCGTGTCCTCGACGCGCCGAAAGTGGCCCCGAAGAACCGGTTCGACCTGTCGATCTTCAACCACGCCGGACGCGTGAATGCGCCCGCACCGCCAACCCGGCGGGCGCACAACAAGACCCCTCGGGCCAAACAGGCCGGGGCCGATAGAAAGGAGCCCACCGTGGCACTGAGTGAGAGCGCGCTCCAGAAGCTCGGCCTTGACGCCGACGCCGACGAAGACGCCATCAATGAGGCGATCACCAACCTGCCCGACACCGAGCAGGCGCCGCCGGATGTGACGATCGAGGAGGCCGCCAAGGTCGCCGCGAAGTTCGGTCAGAAGCTGGTGAACACCGCGCAGTACGACCAGCTGGTGGCCACCGTCGCCGATCTGTCGGCGCGCCGCGACGCGCAGGTGCAGGCCGACAACGAGGCCGCCGTAACCGACGCCCTGGCGAGCGGGCGCATCGACGCGAAAAGCGCGGACACGTGGCGCGCCGAACTCGCGAAGAACCGCGACGGCACGTTGGCGTTGCTGGCCACCCTGCCCGCCAACAAAGCTGTCCCGGTCGACGAGATCGGCCACGGCGTCAGCCGCGAAGACACCACGCAGGACGCCGAGATGGCGACTGTTTTCTCCCAGATCACCGGTAAGACCTTCGGAAAGGACGCCTGACAATGGCTGAGCACACCCCGCACTACCTGCCGGCGGATCGCCTGCCGCGCACCACATCTGCCACCGTGACCGGCGGGCAGGTGCTCGTCGTGTCCGGTGATGACACCGTCGCCCCGTCGTCGGCGGCATCATCTGCGTGGCTCGGCGTGGCCGCACACGACGCCGCCAGCGGCGCGCAGGTCGTCGTCTACACCCAGGGTGTTCACCTGCTGGCCGCATCCGGCGCGATCGCGGCCGGAGCTCTGGTGATCCCCGCGGCCGCCGGCGCGGTCGCCGACCAGGGCGCGCCCAGCGCGGCCAACGACGTGCAGGTGGTCGGCATCGCGCTGTCCGCTGCGGCCAACTCCAAAGTTCTCGTCAAGCTGGGCCGCTGAGGTCCGGGTCCACACCACAAGAAAGTTAGGTCACCATGCCTCAGTTCCCCGTCAACCCGCCGTCGCTTTCCGGCGATGTGCTGTCCATCAACCGGTTCCTCAAGGACACCCCGTGGGTGGCGCGCGCGCTGCGCTCGATCGGCGATGAGCAGTTCGTCGCCGACAAACTGCTCACCGGCCAGTTCTTCACCGAATCCGGGTCGATCGGCTACGAGCAGAACGAAAGCATCTACGCCGACCGGGCACCCAAAGCGGTCCCGCCCGGCGGCGAGTACCCGATCACGCCGATCAGCACCGGCCCCGCGTCGACGGCCAACGTCGTCAAGTGGGGCAACGACGCGCTGCTCACCGACGAGCTGATCAGCCGGCAACGCTACAACGTTGTCGAACGCTCATTCCGCAAGCTGATGAACAGCCACATCAGCACCATCGATGCGATCGCGTTGTCGGCGATCCTGTCGGCGGTGACGCAGAACACCAACGCGATCGCCTCCTGGAAAGCGGCCAGCGGTGTGAAGATCCTGCGGGACGTGATGCGCGCCATCACCAGCATCATCAAGCTGAAGCAGGGCTACATGCCCAATGCGGTGTTCGTGGAGCCTGACGTGTTCGCCAACGTCGTGTCCGACGACGAGCTGGCTAAGCTGATGCCCCGCGAGTACCCGGGTGTGCAGGCCACGCCGCTGGTCGCCGGGCTGGGTGGTTCGCTGATGCGCCAGATCGGCGGGTTGACGTGGATCACCAGCCCGAACGCGCCGGTCACCGGTAAAGCGCTGGTTCTCGACACCGCCGTGTTCGGCGGATTCGCTGATGAGCGGCTGAATTCCCCGGATTACGTGCAGACCGAGAACGGTTTGCAGGTGCAGTCCATCCGCGACAAGGACGTCGACGGGTGGCGGATCCGGGCCCGCCGGACCACGGTGCCGGTCGTGTTGGAGCCGGGCGCTGCGTGGCTGATCAACGGCGTCAACGCATGAGCTGGGTTGTGACCGCCCCGCTGGTCCTGGCGCGCGACAAGACCGCCGCGGTGCATCACGTGTACGAGGGCGGCGTCATCGACTGGCTGCCGCCCGAGCAGGCCGCGCACTTCCTGGGCTCCGGTCTGGTCGAGCGGATCGGCGACGCCGAATCGGAGCGCGGCATCGTCGATCCGGAAGCCGGCGACGACGAGAAGCCGGCCATGGTCGCGACCAAGGCCGTCCTGGTCGACTGGCTCATCGGGCACGGCGAGTACGACCGCGCCAAGCTGGAGGAGCAGACGAAAGCCGAACTGTGGGAGTTGATCGAGGCTACGGACTGACATGTCTGCGTTCGCGACGCCGGATGACGTCGCCAATAAGTGGCGAACGCTGACAGACAAGGAGCGCAGCGCGGCCGAGTCCGATCTGGACAGGGTTGCGGCGCTCATCCGCGGCGAGTTCCGTGACCGGCTCGGCCTCGAAGACGTACCCGACGACCGGGTGCCGGCGGCGAAGGCGGTGTCCATCGACGTCGTCAAGACCGCGCTGGCCACCGCATTCGTTTCTGGTCACATCAGCTACGGGCGCACCGAGGGGCCGCGCAGCAAGTCCGGCACCCTCGCGGTTCCGGGCGGCTCCATCGCACTATCGGACTGGCATCGCGTCCAGCTCGGCCTGCCGCGAGGCGGTCGCGCGCGGGGACACTTCCCGATCGGCAACTACTGATGCTCGGCACCGAACCGGTGCGGGTGCGGCGCCGTGGCGGCATCACCGCGGATGGCGATCCGACGCCGGCTACCGAGTGGCCGGTCGATGACTGCCTGGTCGACCCAGGCGCCCTCGGCGAGCGCCTCGATATCGACCGCACCGCCGCCACCACCACGGTGGCGGTGACGATGCCGATCACCGCGGGCATCGACCACACCTGTGAGCTGAAAATCCGGGGCCGCTGGTACCGGATCGTCGGCGACCCTGAGCCTTTCGTCAACGACGAGGACCCGGAGCTGTCCGGGTATCAGGTCACCGCCACGAGGGGCGCTGGGTGACCCGCGTTCAGGCCGACATCGTACCCGCGGTGCGGGCGTGGCTGGACAGCCGCAACGTCGGCGCCGAAGTGCGCACCAGTGTCCCGGCCGAGTGGACCGCAGAGGATGGCCCGCTGTTGATCGTCGCCGACGATGGCGGGCCGGTGCGGTGGCCGATCAAGTCGCAGCACATGATTCGCCTGACCGCATACGCCGCGGGCCGCACCGAAGCACGCCGCATCGTCGCACTGGCGGCGGGGCTGCTCGGCAGCGGGCGCCCGGACGGTGTCGCGCACGTCAATGCGGACATGGGTGGAGTGCTCGAAGCCCGCGACAAGACGACCGGCGCGATGCTGGCGTCAGTACTGCTGACCGCGCACGCCCGGACTGTGCAGGTGCAGCGATGACGTTCAAACTCGACCGCAAGGGCGGCGCGCAAGTCCTCAAGGAGCAGGCGGCGCCTCTCATCAACGCCCTTGCCCGCCAGGTCGCCGAGCGGGCCGGTGAGGATGCCGAGGTCGACGAGTACACCACTGACCGTGCCGCGGCCGCGGTGACCGTTCCAGCCGATCAGCAAGCCAAGGACGGTGTGCTGACCCGCGCGGCCGCCGCGGCGGGTCTGGAAGTGCGGACGAAGTGACCACTGCCACAATCTGCCTCGCCCAACCGGGCCGAGGTTGCCTGGCCCGCAAGGGCATTGGAACGCCCTTGAAGGAGGGAAATTCGCTATGACCATCAATCCCGACGCCACCTTGATCCCGGATCAGGCCGAAGTCTGGTTCGTCCTCAAGTCCGACGTCACCGACATTGCCGCCATGACCCCCGGTGTCGCCACCGCCGACCTCGAAGCCCTGGGCTGGGAGGAAGTCGGCATCATCGACGACAAGAAGGGCATTCCGCTCGACCCGAGCGGCGAGATCAGGGAATACGACGGGTTCGGGCACCCCGCGTTCCGCGTCAAGTTCAAGAAGGGCAAGCTCAAGTCGGGGTTCACCGCGCTCGAATGGAACTCGGTGACAAGAAAGTTCGTGCTGCCCGGCTCGGCGTCCAACAAGATCGGCATCCCGAAGGATATCCAGGCCTACCTGCTGTACCGGTTCGTCGATGAGGACAGGGCCACCGCATGGGTGCAGCTACGGCCGGCGCTGATCGAACTGAAAGGCCACGGCGGCATCATCGACGGTGAGCTGTCGTTCGCCGAGCTGACGGTGCATCACACCGCGGACGCGGCCCGCGACGTGTTCCAGGTGGTTGATGCGTCCACCGATGATGTGGTGAAGACGTACACCATCGCTGCGGGTGTGACCTCGTACACGACGACCGTCAACGGAACAGTTTCGGCGGCGATCGCGACGAAGACGGCTGCCGCGTTGCAGTCGGCGCTACGCCTGCTGGCACCCGTTATTGCGCTGCCCTCCCCGGGTGTCACGGTGGTAGGCCCTGATGGCGGTCCGCTTGTTACGACGTTCACCGGCCCGGTCACCACCGTGATCGCCACCGGCACCGGCGGAACGGTGACCGTCGCCTGATGAGCGAACCGACCAACCCCGCCCCCACCGCCGCCGACACCGCGCCGAAACCGGCCGGCCGACCGAAGAAGAGGGCGTCAGCTTCTGCCGTGGCGCGCCAGGCCGAGGCGCAAGACGGGTACGTGACCATCGAGCAATGCGGAGTGCCGCTGGCGATCCCGATCCGCGGGAAGATCCCCGTCGCCGCCACCGACGCGTTTAGGGCCGGCGACAGCTACGAGGGCACCAAGCAGATAATCGGCGCGCAGCAGTGGCAACGCCTCAGTGATGCCGGCATGACGATGGACGGGCTCGAGGAGTTGGCCGCCAAGCTCAAGGAGGCCCTGGGAAACTAGACGGCCTCGCTCGCCTGCTCGATGACTACGGCGACGAGATAGAGGCCGACCTAGCCGACCGCGACATCGACCTGTGCGACTTCTACCGCGGCGACCTTTCCGTCCGCCGCCTCGGTGTCCTGGTCCGGCAGTTGCCGGCGACGTCAAGGCTGGCGACCGCGCTGCGCGGCGGCAAACCGCAGTGGACGACGACCGACCACCTGCTGGCCGACCTGTGGGTGCTGTTCGTGCGCATCCACTCACCGAAGCGCTCGCTGCCCGACGACTTCGACCATCCGGCGCGCGCGCAGATGTCGGCCCAAGCCAGGGCCGAGCACATGACGGCGCTCAAAGCGAAGTTCCGCAAACGCAGAGCAGACCGCGCCGCGGCGCACGGCATGAATCCGCGCTGAGAGGGTGAGACTTTGACGACAGCAATCGAAAGTGGTTGCGAATGACCACAATTGGCTATGCCGTACTCCAAATCATTCCGTCGCTGGACAACGTTTCGGAGGCGATCGACAAACAGCTCGGCGGGAAGCTGAAAGTCGCCGGGACTCGGGGTGGTAAGCAGCTCGGCGCGGGGATCGCCGCCGGATCGAAAGACGGCATTGATGCCGCCACGAAATCGTATGAGCGGTTGCGGGACAAGGCGTCTGATGCGCTCGGCAAGGTCCGCACCGAAGAGGAGAAACTTGCCAAGGCCCGGGCGGGCGGCAAAACGGAGCAGATCGTGGCCGCTGAGGAGCGGCTGGCGAAAGCACGCCGTGACAGCGCGCGGGCATCGAAGGACGCCGAAGACGGCCACAAATCCCTGCTGAGCGCACAGGGCAGTCTCTCGGGCAGCGCGGAGGGGCTTACCGGCGTCATGGGGCGGTTGGGTCCGTCGGTGGCTGCGGTCGGTGCGGCGGCGGGCGCGGCGGCGGTGACCGGTATCGCGGCGCTCGGCGCGGCGGCGGTCCGGGCGGGCCGCGAACTCTACGACCTGGGCGCACAGTTCGACGACATCTCCGATTCCATCCGGGTGAAGACCGGCGCGACCGGCGCCACCCTGGACAGCCTGAACGAGTCGGTGCGCAACATCGGCAAGACGGTTCCGGAGTCGCTGGGGACGTTAGGTGACGTCGTCGCCGAAACGAACCGCAACCTGCACCTGACCGGCCCGGCGCTCGACGACGTCGCCGGAAACATCGCAAACCTGGGCCGTCTGACCGGTGAGCAGGTCAACATCCGGGAACTCGGGAAAGCGTTCCGCGGGTTCGGTGTCGACGCCGAAGACCAAGTTCCGGCACTCAACTCGGTGTTCGACGCCTACCGCAACACCGGTATCGGCGTCAACGAGCTGATCGCCACGGTCGTCAAAGGTGGGCCGGCGTTACGTCAGCTCGGCCTGTCGTTCGGTGAATCAGCGGCTCTGGCTGCGCAATTCGAAGAGGCCGGACTCGACACCGACAAGATGATGGCCGGGCTCACCAAGGGCCTGGCGTCGATGGCCAAGCAGGGCGAGACCGGCCAGCAGGCGTTCAAGCGGTTCGTCGACCACATCCGGCAAACCGGCGACATCAACCTGGCGAACAAGTTTTTCGGGACGAAGGGCGGGGCGGCGTTCTTCGAGGCGATCCGCAGCGGCGCTCTTGACCTCGATGCGTTGTCGGCGTCGATGACCAGCACGGGTGAGACGATCGCCGCGGCCGCTGAGGGGACCGCGGACTGGTCCGAGCACTGGCAGCTCCTCAAAAACGAAGCCGCCGACGCGCTGAAACCGCTGGGTGACGCCGTTTTCGAGTTCGTCAACGAGCAGCTCGGCGCGCTGGCCGACTGGGTTGCGACCCATCAGACCGAGATCATCGGTTTCTTCGTCTCCGTCGGTGATTTCGCGATCGGCACCGCCGACGCCATCCACGGGTTCGTCGCTTCCACCATCCACGACATGTCGCTGGTGGTGGATCTGGCGGAAAAGATCGTCGGCGGAATGGCCACAGTCGACGAAATACTGGACAAGATCCCCGGGTTTCGCGGCGATCAGCAGGAAGCGGCCAGCCTGCGGGAAACCCAGCGTTCCCTGCAAGACCTGTCGGCGTCACTCAAGGGCGCCAGCAGCAGCGTCGAGAATTCCCGCTCCGCGTGGGACGAGCTCAAGACCAACCTGCACGAAGTCGGCGACGGAGCCAAGAAGGCCGGCGGGCATCTCGACGCGCTGCGGGACAAGGTCGCGGCGGCCCCCAATCCCGGCTGGTTTGGCGGTGCGCGGTCCTCGCAGCCGCCGGCCGCCAGTAGTGGTGTCGGTGGTGGTGCCACGGTCCCGTTGACTCAAGGCCCTGGCGGCACGTGGACCTCCCCGAACGCCGCATGGGCGGCGCTCATCGCTCGCGAATCCGGCGGCAATGCGAACATCACCCAGCAGATCAAGGATTTGAATTCGGGCGGTAACGAGGCCGAGGGGCTGTTCCAGATCACACC